TATTAAAACTAACATCATTGCTCCGAAGTCTATCGTTTCTATTACACCAGAGTTTATCGACCCTGAATACTTTAACGTTCAAATGGATGTTACAGCATACTATAATGCTAAGATTTCAGATAAAACACCAGCGCAATTAGAAACTATTATCCGTGATGCGATTTATGCATATGATGATAGCACGTTGAAAAAGTTTGATGGTGTATTCCGTTATTCTCAACTTGTTAGAATTATTGATGAAGCTGATCAGGCACTCGTAAATAACACAACTAAAATTCTAGTTCGTCGTGAATTTACACCACGATATAACCTATCTTCTGAATATAAGTTGAATATGATTAACCCGATTTTCAACTCAACTATTCCAGCTGAGTCTGTATTATCTACTGGTTTCTATATTCCTAACTCAGCAAACATTCACTATATTGATGATGATGGACAGGGTAATCTTCGTTTATTTTATTTCGATGCTCAGCAAAATAAATTTATTGTTAATCCAACAATTGGAGAAGTAAACTATTCAAAGGGTACATTAATTGTTCGTAACCTGACTATTACTTCTATGGCTGATATTAAATTTGAATTTATTTTGAAACCAGAATCATATGACGTTGTTACTGCGTATAACCAAATTGTACAAATTTCTCGCACATATTTAAATGTTAATGTAGTTAACGATATGACTGCAGCTGGTTCTAATCAAGCTGGTAAGAATTATATCTTCACTTCAATTAGAAGTAAATAAAAATGAGTGTAATTTCAGAATCAAATATCAGAGTAAATTTAAAAGATATGGCAGCTCAACAGCTGCCAGAATTTATCCGTGCTCAGTATCCAACATTCGTAGCCTTTGTTGAAGCGTATTATGAATATATGGAGAGTCAAACTGTAAGTTATAAAAAACTTAGAGACATTGATGATACATTAACTGATTTTATTAAACATTTTAAATCTGAAATTGCTCACAACTATCCAATTGTTTCTTCAAATTATGATACTGAAAGATTTTTATTAAAACACATTAAAGACCAATACTTAGCAAAAGGTTCAGAGGCATCATATAAACTTCTATTCCGTTTATTGTTTGGTAAAGATGTTTACATGGATTATCCTGGTCAGAAGATGCTTAGAGTTTCTGATGGTAAATGGACTCAAGACGTATCTTTGTTTGTTAAAGTAAATCAAGGTAATGCTATGAATATGATTGGTAAAACAATCGTTATTCAAACATCCAAGAAAATCTATAACACAGCTGTTGTATCTGGTGTTGATGCAGCTGACCGAATTACTGCTAATATTGAAAACGTTCTTCCGTTCGATAAAGCCAATAATATCTATGAACTATTCCTTGATAGAAATTTCTATGGTTCTATCTCTCCTGGAGATTCTGTAAAATACGCTTCTGAATTTCAGGGCGAAATTCTAAAAAATACAAACAAAGTAAAAATTCAAAATCCAGGCGAGGGTTTTAGACCTGGTATGGTTTTCCAAGTTTCTTCTGGTGAAGGCACTCCAATTTGGTTTAAAGTTTTAACAACTTTTGATAATGGTGGTTTAAAAACAATTGATGTTATTAAATTTGCTTTAGGTTATTCAACTGACTTCTCTATCACTGTTTTACCATCTTCTGCTGTTTCTAGCAAAAAGAAAATTGGTCAAAATCCAGTTGCTATTACATATTCTCTTGACGAGGGAACTGTTGGTTATGTAAATATGATAAGTGGCGGTCATGGATATACCTTACCACCAATAGTTACTTTTGGCGGTGTTGGTGGTACTGGAGCAACAGGACATTCTGTTATCCATAGTGGAGTTGTTACTTCAACCTATGTTAGCGATATTGGACAACAATATACATATATCCCACCAGTAACATTTAGTGATCCACCTAGTGGTGGTGTTGCTGCTACAGGTATTGCTGAACTTGGAACAGGATCTCAATCTGATAAAGTTGTAAATATTAAAATTACAAATGGTGGTTATGGATATACAACTGCACCAACAATTACTATTGGTGGTGATGGTAATGGCGCTGTTGCATCTTGCGGTATTGAAAATGGTGTAGTTACAGGGGTTGTTGTTGATACTTTAGGTAAAGATTACACAACTGCTTTTGTCAACTTTACTAACGCTGTTGGAGACACTTCAGGTGTTGGTGCTTCTGGTGAGGTTATTTTAGGGCAAAAATATTCTTATACCTATACTGATAAAACTTCTGGTTTTACTGAGGGTGGTTATATTAACTGGGGTGATTACTGGTCTGATCAATTTTCAGATGGTGCTTATGTTGGTACAGTTGCTCGACAATTCTTCGTTAATGCGAAAGACACAGTTGCTGGCAATCCTGCTCTTTTAAATGTATCATTAGGTGCTGTTGCTAAGTATCCTGGATATTATAAAAATAATGATGGTTTCTTGGATGACTCAATGTTTATTCAAGATTCATATTACTATCAAGCGTTTGCTTATGTGTTAAAGATTGATGAACAATTGCAATCATATGCATCTATTGTTCGTTCTATGTTACACCCATCTGGTATGGCAATGTTCGGCGAGTATAGTATTAATAATAAAATTAATCTTGCGCTTGCTCTTACTTCTCTTGTCAAATCTCTTGGTATCAACATTACAGATTCTATCAATACACCAACAGATAATTATTATTATTTTGATATTATAAAAGATCTTTCTGATTCATTGAATTCAGCTAATTATGATTATTGGTATAGATTTGATATCAGTAAATATCTTGAAGATTCAGCTACAATACTTGATCCAAATATTGAAACTTTATTTGTTATTGGTAAATATTTTGGTTTTACAACAGATATTGTAAATCAACAAGTTTTACCAGAAGATTTGTTTGTTCAAACTTTTAGTAAAGCTGTTTTAGATACAGATGCTGTTGTTACGATGCTTAATCCAACAACAGATTTTACAGAAGTATTTACTAAGAAGATTCTAGATACTGATTCTGTTGTCACCGTACCTGACAACACAAACGGAAATACTGGGGCTGCTCTAGATGTTGCCCTAAATAGTAATGGTACAAATGCTCTATTCTTAGAAACACTTAATGCAGCTGCTTTCGGGAATACAGGATATGTTGTTAAAGAACCATATGAAGAGGGTGGATACTTCGCCGAAGTATATGCCAATGGTTATGCATCTACATGGTAAGATTTAAATTAAAAAAGGAGAAACTATGACTGAACAGTTAATTGATTCTGGCATTAAAGCCAAAGGTATGGTAAAAATTACCAAAACAAACGAACTTGGCGAAGTTACACAAGAATTTGAAGTCCCTAACTTAGTTGTTGCAACTGGTAAGATCTACATCGCTGGTAAAATGATCGCGCAAGCAGCCGATACTCCAACCCACATGTCTCATATGGGTATTGGTACTGGTACTGCTTCCCCAGCTGATGCTGATACTACACTAGGCACACAAACTGGTCGCGTTCTATTGTCTGGTAACTTACAAGACAATAACTCTATAACTTACACTGCTACTTTCCCAGCAGGTACTGGTACTGGTGCTATTACTGAAGCTGGTATTTTCAACGCTTCTGTTTCTGGTACTATGCTTTGCCGTACAGTATTCCCAGTTGTTAACAAACAAGCTGGCGATACAATTGCTGTTACTTGGAAAGTAACTGTAAGTTAATAATAAATTATTTTTGTTATGATAAATCAACAGGATAACGGAATTAAATAAAAATGGCAACTACATCCCTTGTAAAAACCATTCTGTATAAATCTCTTGCAGAGGGTGTTTATCAGAACGTGGTCACACGTTCATCATCATATTTTTACTTTTTAGGTAAAACATTAGCATGGAATGATGAAAATACTCCAGAATCCCCTGTTGATAGTCTTCGTTACGAACACGATGTTCGTAACGAAATGATAACAATTAAAGAAATTAAACCATCGGATGTTGCATTCGTTGCAGATAGACATAATTGGGCAGCCAATATTGTATATGATATGTATGATGATCGTTTATGCGATGAAGTGATTGGTATTAATCTTATTTCTGGTGGTGATGGGTATATTAATATTGAAGATATTCAAGTAACTATTAGTGGAGGTGGTGGTACAGGTGCCACTGCTGCTGTTTCTGAAATTGTTAATGGTGCTATTGCTGGGATTTTATTATTAACCCCAGGAAGTGGATATACATCCATTCCAACTGTAACAATTACATCTTCTTCTGGATCTGGAGCTGAAGCAAGAGGTGTTATTGGTATGGCTGCATCAGGCGCACAGAAAATTGAAGATGCAAATTTCTATGTTGTAACTGATGAATATAATGTGTATAAATGTTTAGATAATTATCATGGAACATATTCAACAGTTAAACCAACTGGAACTCAGTTAGAACCTATTACTACAGCAGATGGATATGTTTGGAAATTTATGTATAATATTCCAATCAACCTTCGTAATAAATTCTATACTGATGAATATATTCCTGTTGTTTCTGCTTTGACTAGTCACTTCTATTCAAATGGTACAATTGATAATATTTTTATTACAAATAGAGGTGTTGGTTATTCAACCGCTTTAGTTTCAGTTTCTGGTGATGGTTATAAAGAATCTGATCCTCTTTATATTACACAAGCTCAAATTGCTGAACCAGGAACTGGTTATACAAATCCAACTGTTACATTTACTCCACCTATTGGAACTGCATCACCGTTCGTCTCAGAAAATAATGTAAACCTTGGACAGACAATTTATAACCCTGATTCTTTGGATTTTTATGAAATTGTAACACCTGGAATTCTTAGCACTATTCCGCCAACTCACAGAGATGGTACTGTGTTAAATGGAACGACCGCTCTAAAATATGTTGGTACAACTGTCAAGGGTTCAGTTGTAACTAGAAATGATAGAAACTTAACAAATATTCAATTAATTGATGCTGGTGTAAGTTATACTTCTGCGCCAACTGTAACAATTACTGATCCAACAGGTATTGGTGCTTCAGCAACTGCTATTATTGGCACTTCTCTTATTTCTGGATTGTCAATAGCTTCTGGTGGTTCTAATTATGTTTCTCCGCTTCTGACTATTGCTGGTGGTGGAGGATCTGGAGCAACTGCAATTGCAACTGTAACTTCTGGACATATTACTGGGGTTCAGTTAATCACAGCTGGTTCAGGATATACATCTTTACCAACTATAATTATTGAAGATCCTTCTGGTTCTGGTGCTAGTATTATCCCATCTCTAACTGGTTCTCCAATCCAACAAATAAATCTTGTTACAAAAGGAACTGGGTATACAAATCCAACTGTTACTATAACTGGTGGTGGAGGTGCGGGTGCTCATGCTACCGCACACGTTGAAACTGGAGTTTTAGATCACGTTGTATTAAATGGTGCGATTAGAGAAGTGGTTATGATTAATTCTGGTAGTGGTTATTTAACACCTCCACCTGTTTATTTCTCTGGTGGTGGTGGATCTTATGCTTCAGCTAGATCTAAATTATATGCAGACAGAGTTATTTCTACTCACGTCGTAGATCAAGGTATTAATTATACTTCTGCCCCTGATGTTTATTTTGGTACACCATGGGCAAAATTTATGGAAGTATATACAAATGACCAAGTGTTCAATTATACTAATTTATACACAGTAGTTGATAATGGCTTTTTTGGTTCAATTCCACCAACTTGGTCTACTGGTACACAAATTACATCTCCATTATGGGTTTCAACAACTTCAGTAACAGCTGGAGATACTGTTTACGTTAATGCAACTCCACCAAGAATGTATGAAGTTATGACTAGCGGTTATACTGGTTCAACTGCTCCAACTCATACATCTGGTACTGCGGCAAATGGTGGGGTTTCACTTCGTTATATTGGAAAACCTGCATCTTTAAGAAGAGATGGTTCAATTGCTACTGGATATGCAGTTTTACGTTATGGTGCTGGTTATTCTCAAACACCAGTTGCAACGATTTCAGATTCAACTGGTACTGGTGGCGAAATTAATTTCTTAACAACAAAATCTGAAGCAAAAGTTTCAGCTATTACTGAGAATGGTCAAATTGTGTACGTTGTTATTGATGACCCTGGTGTTGGATATACTAAAGCATCATTAACTGTTTCTGGCGATGGTACAGGCGCATCTTTAACTGCAGATTTATCTCTTGGTTCTATTTCCTCACAACAAGCAAATAACGAGATTTTAACTCCAGCTGGTACAATTGATGCTATCGCTGTTGTTTCTGGTGGCTACTCATATGGTGTTGCTAATATCTCTATTGATGGTGATGGTACAGGTGCATCTGCTCAGGCTGTTATTGATCCGATCACTAATTCTATTACAAAAATTATAATAACTAACCGTGGTGAAGGATATACTTATGCCAACGTTAAAGTTGTTGGTAATGGTAATGGTGCGACATTACGTGCTATTATTTCTCCATTCGGTGGCCACGGAAAAAATTCTCCAGAAGAATTATACTGTCGTTCATTAATGTTTTACTCTAATATTTCTAACGATCTTAACCAAGGTACAATTGTTAATAACGACTATCGTCAAGTTGGTATTATTAAAGATCCACGTGTATTTGATGGGTTTGAGAGATATCAGGGTACTATTGGTTCTGCTTGTTTTATTATTCAATCTCCAGTTAATTTAAATTTATTCTCTCGAGATGATGATTTATATATTGAAAGAATTTCAACCCCAACATTACAGTGGACTCAATCTTTACCATTAACTATTGGTCAGTTTTTATACTATGAAGACAGAATATATACAGTCGTTGTTTCTGGTATTGGTGGATCTACTCCCCCAACTTCTACAACTGGTTCAGAAGCAAACGGATTTGCAGTACTAACATATGTTGGTTCTACTAAATCTAAGAAAAGATACAGAGTAATCTCTTTAACTTCAACCAGTGTACTTGTACAGTCATTAGACAGCGATATCCCGCAAGCAAATGACGTATTTATTCAAACTAACAATATTACAAATAACTTTACTGCTATCACCGTTGGTTTACCGAATTTTGATAAATTCTCTGGACAATTAATGTATATTGATAATAAACAAGGATTTACTCCTTCTGGTGATGAAACAATTACTTTAAGAACTATCATTAGATTCTAACTAAATATAGTATTAGGTTTAACTTTTATAAAAGAGAAAACGAATGGCACTAGACTTCAATACAGAACCGTACTTTGACGATTACAGAGAAAACAAAGATTTTTATCGTATCCTATTTCGTCCAAGTTATGCAGTTCAAGCTCGTGAACTAACTCAATTACAAACTATCCTACAGAATCAGGTTTCTAGATTCGGTAATCATGTATTTAAAAATGGTTCTCAAGTAATTCCTGGTTCAGTAAACGTAGATAATAAAGTTCATTTTATTAAACTGGAACAATTTACTGGTACAGTTGATATCACAACATACATTGAAACTCTAAAGAATAAGATTATCACTGGTGAAACTTCTGGTGTTAAACTTCGTGTTTTAGATACTTCTGGGGGTTCTGCAGTTGTTGACGATTTAAATATTCCAACCCTTTATTGTAAAATTGAAGGTACTGCAGAAGATAACGAAACACGTCGTTTACTTCCTGGTGAAAATATTACTGCATTAGTTGCAGATAACCAAATTTCAACTAATTTCCGTTTAAAAGAAGACCAACTTAACGATATTACTGCTGTTGTTAAATTAACAGGTAATCTCGGAGAGACCCCAACAACTTATACTAACAATTCATCTTCAGATGTTCTTGGTTATGGTTACAGCGTTGATGTTGCAGCTGGTGTATATTATATCGATGGTATTTTTGTTCGTAATGATGATTTAAAACTATATGTTTCTCGTTTCAATAATACACCATCATGCCGTGTTGGTTTCAAAATTACTGAAGCTGCGATTACACCAGAAGATGATGATTCTATCCTAGATAATGCAACTGGTTCTTATAACTTCGCTGCTCCAGGTGCTCACCGTTATCAACTTAAATTATCTCTAGTAAAATTAGATTTAGTTGCAACTGATAATATACGATTTGTTGAGTTAGTTCGTATCGTTGATGGTCGTGTTCAACAACAAATTCAAGCTGCTTCATATGCTGAATTAGAGAAAACTCTAGCTAGACGCACATATGATGAGTCAGGTAATTATGAAGTTAATAAATTTAAATTATCAGTACGTGAACATTTAAACAATGGTTCAAATCAAGGTGTTTATGCTCCTCTACAAGATGGCGCAGTGCCAGTCAGTGGTACAACATATGGAGATACAAATAAAGTTGTTTTAGTCGTTGATCCAGGAAAAGCATACATTAAAGGTTATGAAGTAGAATCTGTTTCATCTCGCTTTATTGAAATCAATAAAGCACGAGAGATTAATGGAGATGAAGGAAACCACATTCAGCGTGTTACTACTCAAACTATTGGTTTAAATCTTGGCAACTATGCTGAAATTAAAAACGTATACAAAGCACCTTCAATCAGCACTTTCGAGAAAGTTTATCTAACTAAGAAACTTCAACCTAAAGTTGCAACAGTAACTGCTATTATTAATAGTTCAAATCAACTTACTGGTTTTACAATTATTGATGGAGGTGAGGGTTATACTTCTGCTCCAACTGTAACACTTGTTCCATCTACTTCTGCTGGTTCTGGTGCATCGGCGACCGCTGTTATTACAAATGGTAAAGTTACTGGTTTTACAAGTATTGTTGGTGGTTCTAATTATAGTCAAACATATCCACCAGAAGTTCGTTTAACAAGCAATATTTCTGTTGGTGCAGCTGCAACTTCTACTGATATTGTTGGTACTGCACGTGTTCGTTCTTTCCAATTAGAAAGTGGTTTATATAACACAACTTCTTCAATTTATAAACTAGGTCTATTTGATGTACAAATGTTCTCTGGTTATTCTTTTGAACGTGATGTTAAATCTATTGTTGGCCAATCTAGTTCTGCTAATTTTACTGCAGATATTAACCCAGTATTCACTCAGTTATCTGGGACTGGCTCTATTAACCACAATTCAAATGCGTTGAGTGGGCAAGGTACATTATTCAATGATCAAGTTAGAGTTGGCGATGTTGTTTATGTGAATGATATAAAAGTTGGTACTGTTGGAAGTATTGGTGGTAATTACTCTATTACACTATCTTCAAATTATGTTTCAGATAGTTCTTCTAATATTACTAATGGTCGTATTACAATTTTCACTGCTGTTCTAAACGAACCATCACAAGAATCACTATTATTCCCAGTTGGCGCAACTTTCGTTAAGACTCTTCGTGGTCTACAAAATGGTGCAGATACTTTAAAGAATACATCATTGGTTGTTCGTCGTCAATTCGCTACAATGAACACTGCTACAAATAAAGCGCAGTTCAGCGTTACTAACGTTGACGAAACATTCCTATCAGATAGCGATCTATCAAACTTTACATTAATTAATGCTGATTCTCTTTTACCAGTTAATATAACAGCTGCATCTGTTACGTTTGATGATGATAGTCTTCGTAAGACTGTTTATTTTAATAATGTACCGAATGGTAACTATTATTTAATTGCTTCTGTGCAACAAACAGCTAGTGCTGGTCAAGAAAAAGTTAAAGCACTTGACAAAATTAATGGTGATACTATTGTAACAGATAAGAGAGTAATTAACTCTCCAATTATTGATTTCTCTAGTTTCCCTAATGGCGGTCATGGTGATATCTTTAAACTTGTAAGCGTTGAAATGACACCAGGATCTTATACTTGGAACTCTGGCGCTGCTGTTGATATTACTGATCGCTATGAATTAGATAACGGGCAACGTTCTACATATTACACATACGGTAAATTGAAATTAAAACCAGGATATCAAGTACCAAGTGGTGCTATTCGTGTTCGTTATTGGTTCTTTGCCGTGTCTAATTTATTTGATGGTAATTATTTCTCTGTTGATTCTTACACAACATCTTCTGGTGTTTCATATGAAGAAATTCCATCATATTTTATTACTGACTCTTCATCAGGTAAGAAAACTGAAATTTCTCTAACAGACGTTATTGATTTCCGTCCAATTTTAACAACTACAAATAGCTTTACACCACAGTTACCTAAACTTGGTTCTGATATGGTTGCACCGCACGCAAATTATCTTGGTCGCGTTGATAAGGTGGCTCTTGATTCTTTTGGTAAATTTAATGTTGTTACTGGTGTTCCTAGCGCAAAACCAAAAGAGCCAGAAGATCCAAAAGATGGAATGGTTCTAGCGACTGTTAAGATCCCACCATATACTAAATCTGCAGCTGATGTTGTTATCACTCAAAAGGATAACCGTCGCTATACTATGAAGGATATTGGTAAACTAGAGCGTCGTATCGCTAATCTAGAATACTATGTTTCTTTATCTCTACTAGAAAAAGATACTGCAGAATTACAAGTACCAGATGCAACTACTGGTTTAGACCGCTTCAAGAACGGTTTTATTGTTGATCAATTTACTGGTCATAATGTTGGTGATGTACAAAACCCAGATTATCGTGTTTCTATTGATTCAGAAAATAGAATTCTTCGTCCAATGCATTATACTAATGCTGTTGATATTGTTGAAGACCTAGCTTCTGGATCAGATCGCGGTAACAAGTCATACAAAAAGACTGGGGATTTAGTAACTCTTCCATACACAGAGCATAATTTTATTTTCAATAATAATGCAACTCGTACTATGGATATTCACGCCATCTCTATGGGTGCATTTAAAGGTCAAATTGCTTTATATCCAGAAGGAGATAACTGGAAGTCTATAAACCGTAAACCAGATTTGGTTGCTGTTGATGATAACAACTATGATGCTATCAAATATATGGCAGATCAACTTGGTGTTACTGGTACTAAGTGGAACGAATGGCAAACCAACTGGACTGCACTAAGCACAACTTCTACTGGTCCATTAGAGTCTAGAATTACAGATAGATCTCGTTCTCACGATGATGGATGGATCGTTGTAACTGGTTATGAAAAGACTTTCACTGACTGGTCTGGTTATCAAACACGTGATGGTATTCAAACAACTCTAACATCTACAACCAACTCACAAAGCTATGGCGACCGTGTAGTGGATATGTCTTATATCCCATATATGCGTTCACGTCCAATTACTTTTATTGCTTCAAATTTAAAAGGAAAAACTCGTTTCTGGCCATTCTTTGATGGTCAACCAGTTAGCGAGTATGTTATTCCAGCAAATAAAATTGTAGTCCAGCGTGTTGGTAATTCTTTAATGAATTTTTCAGAATATGACCTACAGAATAATATTCTGACTGATGATCCAAGAAGAGCATTTGATGGTAAGCAATATAATAGTATTATTGGAGAAGATGGTGGTCGTGTAGAACCAGCATTTGGTATTGGTGATATATTAACTAATACAACCCACACTTCAACTAATATTGTTTCTATTGCAAATGTGACATATCCATCAATGTCATTCACTGTTGTGGTGTCAGATTCTACTGGTATTAAACCTGGTCATCATGTTCTTTTCCACAATTTAAATTACCATAATCAAATTGATTTATTATCAACATATGATGATCATTCTGGTCTTACAATTCCTGCTTCTGTCGGTATTGCATCAACAACTTCTACTTCTAAAGAATTAAACCTTCGTAAATTTAAAGTTTCCGCAGTTTCAGGTGGAACATTAACATTAGTTAATGTTGATGGTACTATTATTCAACCGTTTAGCGCATACTCTACATCATCATACACTGATTTAAACAGAGGTAAATTATATCGTTTAAAAGCATCAATGGTTATTTCTCATGGTGGTACAGTTCTTACAAGTGATACTATCGGAGCGATTACTCAAGAAATTTATGGTTTAAATGTTAAAAATGGATTTGCTGTTGGAGAGACATTAACTGGATCTGTAACAATTGGAACAACTGGCGCATATAATGGTGTTACTGTTGTATCGATTAATGATTCAACCAGTTTATTAACTGCACCAACAATGAAAACTCTTGGTGATAAAATTGTTACAGATAGTAATGGTCTTGCAGTTGGTGCTTTTATTATTCCAAATACCAATTCACTATCATTCCGTACTGGTGAACGTACTTTTAAATTATCTGATAATCAATCTAATAGTGATGCATCCTTTGACTCTGTTGGTTCTGCAGTTTACTATGCTCAAGGTATCTCTTTAGATAAAGAACGTACTATCGTTTCTTCTCGTTCAGTTGAATTTGTAACTTCTGCTAACTATCAAGACTCTCGTGTTCTTGGTCTACCAGACGTTCGTAGAACAACAACTGATACTAAGATTTTGTATCAATATGCATACGACCCACTAGCTCAGACTTTCACTGTTAATAGTCCTGGTGGTTGTTTTGTTACTTCTATTGATTTGTATTTTGCTGAAGCTGGTCGTCGTCCAGTTAGTGTTGAATTAAGAAACACTAACAATGGTGTTCCATCTTCAACTAAGGTTATTCCATTCTCTAGAGTAACTAAAACTCCTGATCAAATTAATATGTCTGATGATAGTTCACTTGCTACAACATATACATTTAAATCGCCGATTTATCTACAAGATAACGAAACATATGCGTTCGTTGTTTTAACTGATGAACCAGGTGCTCAAATTTATGTTTCTGAAATGGGTCAAGTTGATTTATTGACTTCTAATACTATCGCTGGACAACCTTTAACTGGTTCTCTATATGCATCTCAAAACGCAAGAGAATGGGAAATCCACACTTTACTAGATGCTAAATTCACATTAAGAACTGCTAAGTTTAATACTAATACAAACTGTGAATTGTATCTAAGAAATGCACCAGTAGAAAAGATCACGTTAGAAAATAATCCTTTACATATTACTAAATCTTCTACAATGATTCGTGTATATGCACCTAATCATGGTTTATTAGCTGGTGAAACTGTTACTCTATCT